AGCTGTGGGTCGTTGAGTAGAATCAGTTTGATATTCTGACCTGTTTTTTCAATCTGATTCTTGTCGTTGAGCGATAGTGCCGCCTCCCATTCGTCCGAATTTACGTTGACAGATTTATTCTTGTCTTTTATCAGTGTGAGCTTTACCGCTGTGTCCTCGGCGCAGAGTTGCAGCATGGCTTTATATGAGGGGCGACGTTTCGTTGCGGTTTCTTCCTTTTTTACATATTTGTCAAGGTCTCCGAACCTGAATATTCTTACAATTTCAAATGCATTGCAGGGCGCGTTGACTCCACTGATCCAGACAATCTGTTGAACATCATCTGTTTCAAGTGTGAGTTTCGGATTGTATGACGCGACATACAATCCGGTGGCTGCATCAAAGAGGAACAGGTCAGCCAGGAATTTCTCAATAGCGGCACGGCAGGAATATGCACGGCAGAATGTACCTTCCATATCCTTCCTTTCGGACGAAAGTTTATAATCTGCGCTCATATGAACCTCCTGTCTTTGGCACTATTGCGCATGCCTTTGGTCATCTGCTCCATCTGTTCTTCGATGGAAGGCTGGCCTTTCCGAAGCCCCTCGGCCATCCACTTCCTTAACTCGGAGGGGAGAAAAAGCAGGTTGCGCCCTGGCTTATAGCATGGTATACGACCCTCCTGAACGAGTGCATAGACCCTTGACACAGACAGTCTAAGAATACTGGCGGCATCTTTGACTGTTACCATCTCTTCCGGAGCGGTAACGACCATTGGAGCCATAGCGCCTTGCAGTAGTTTACCGACAGTTTCGGTCAGGGCATCGACTTTTTCTTCAAGCCGTGCCATAATCTGAGGCATTGCCTCGAATGTTGGTTTTTCAATCATAATGCGGTACGATGGGGGATTTGAACATCGTGCCGCAAAGTTCATCGGTTATATTCCTCCAATCCAGTTATCATCCGGATAACCAATGGATAACCGATAACCTGAATATTATCCGGCTTCTTCTGGCACAGGAAATATATATGGCACCAGCGGTCGGTTGACTTCGATTATCTGAAGTCGGAACTTTGTAGTAGCGTCGGAATCCTTGAGTCGGCTTTTGATAGTACTGACCGCATAGTTCTGAAGCGTCAGCGGGAATGAGGCTTTAATCATTTCGGCTGTGGCAAAACCAAAAATTTTCGGACAAGTATCAGGATTATGGATACGACGACACACGTTCCATGCGAAATGGATCAGGTCAAATTCAAAGACTCCCTGCAATTTTCGCTTCTCTACAACCTCGAAAGGTCCGCAGGTATTCAGTTTCCTGAAATTGTCGAGCAGTTTTTCAATCTGTTCGTCCGACAGTAAATTGCCGAGAGTTCCGGAGATATAGCCGATGATTTCTTCCGATAGCTCCGCAGTTTTATCATTCTCAACGACTGATACTTCGCCTTCTTCGCCCTGTCTATCACAAGTGACGACAATATCGTCTGCTTTAAGTGATTCTGGGGCGTTGCCGGAGTCAACTGTTTTACTTAGGTTTTGTTTTAATACCGCAGCGCACTTTCTTCCGGTTGCAAAAATTGCGGGCATTGCATCATTTACCATCGGTCCCGCCACAAAGACAGCCAAAAGAAACGGTGCTTCATAGAGAGTGAATATCCAGGCGGCATCAAGCCAGAACAACGCTGTGCCCGGATTTGAGGATGACCCGTTAGTTCCCGCATAAGCTGTCTTCATTGCCATAATCAGGAAGACAATGGTGATTAATACGGTCATGGTTTTCAATGTGTTGTCGCTTTTCATATAATTGTGAGATTTTGAAATTGTCCGACAAAATTACAGAGGATTGATTGCTAAAAACGAAATGTTGGACACTTTTCTTAGCCATATCGGTTCACTTTTAGCAACTTCCTGTATTTTTAGCACAAAATAGTCCGTTACCGGGCGGTAACGGACCATTATCTGCCTATTTGTGAAACGTGAGAACGTCCCACTGTCATTTCAGGAGGAAATCAGGTGCATTCTATTTGGGCTTGATTTTAATCTTGCCGAGAGTCTCAAGCAGTGCGGTCGGAACCTCATGCGTGTAGCGTAGAGTTGTCTCAAGATTCTTATGGGTGAGAGCCTGGCTGACCACGTAGGGATTGCTGCTCATTGCCATCTGAAGGGTGGCGTAGGTATGCCGGGAGCAATGGAAAGTGATAGGCTGTGCAAGGGAAAGCGAACAGGTAAAGATAAAACGTAAGTCGTTTGAAATTAGCTTTGTTTCAGTATTCTGCCAAGTAGAGAAAATGCAAATGACAACGTAATATTGAGGTTGTTCAGTTACCAAACCGTTAGCCGGGCAGTTACCGAAACGAAAATAGGTAACGGTAAGCGATGAAAAGAAATCCTCACCGTTTTGTTTGCACTCATACACAGTGTTTTGCATATCAAGGAACGCTTATATGGCAAGTAATTTTGCACTAAAAAGTATAAGCGTATGAAAGTAGAAAAATTCAAGGTGCTGCTCTACCTTAAAAAGAGCGAACCGGACAAGTCGGGCAAAGCCCCGATAATGGGAAGAATCACCGTGAACCGGAGTATGGCGCAGTTCAGTTGCAAGCTGTCCTGCAGACCGGAATTGTGGAATCCACGTGAAAGCCGTCTGAACGGCAAGAGCAAGGAAGCGGTGGAAAGCAATACCAGAATTGAGAAACTGCTGTTGGCGGTAAACACGGCATTCGACAATCTTGTGGAGCGTAAGATTGATTTCGATGCCACCGATGTGAAAGACCTTTTCCAAGGAAGCATGGAAACACAAATGACCCTCATGAAAATGACAGATGCAATCTGTGACGACATTAAGGCACGTATCGGCATAGACCGGGTAAAGGGGACTTATCCCGGCTATCACTATATGCGGCTGACACTCGGGGTGTTCATCGAAACCAAGTACAAGGTCAAGGATCTGGCTTTCGGACAATTGACGGAACAGTTCATACACGACTATCAGGCCTTCGTCACGGAAGAGAAAGGCTATGCGATTGATACCGTACGCCACCACCTTGCCATCCTGAAGAAAATCTGCCGCCTTGCCTATAAGAAAGGGTATTCCGAGAAATGCCATTTTCAACATTTCGCCCTGCCCCGGCAATCGGAAAGGACACCACGTGCATTGAGCCGCGAATCGTTCGAAAGAATCCGTGACGTGGAGATACCTTCATACCGAAAGACGCACATACTGGCACGCGACCTTTTCCTGTTCGCCTGTTATACGGGCGTGTCATACGCTGATGTGGTTTCCATCACGGACGAGAACCTGCACACGGATGATAACGGAGCATTATGGCTGAAATACCGCCGGAAGAAAAACGAACATCGGGCGAGCGTGAAACTGCTTCCCGAAGCGTTGGCTCTGCTTGAAAAATACAGGGATGAAACCCGGGAGACGCTTTTTCCGATAATCCACCACCCGAACATGAAACGACACATGAAAGCGTTGGCTGCACTGGCAGGCATCAAGGATGATTTGTGCTACCATCAGGCGAGGCACAGTTTCGCTTCGCTGATTACGCTTGAAGCAGGTGTGCCGATAGAGACCATCAGCCGGATGCTGGGACATTCCGACATTTCCACAACACAAGTCTATGCCCGTGTCAGCCCGAAGAAACTTTTCGAGGACATGGACAAGTTCATAGAAGCCACCGAAGATTTTCAATTAGTTCTTTAATCCTTTAATACAGAAAACGATATGCGAAGCACATTTTCACTCTTGCCCTATATTAACCGCAACAAAGTAAAGGCTGACGGTACGACTGCCATACTCTGCCGTATAACCATTGACGGAAAACAGACCGTCATCAGTACGGGGATTTATTGCCGACCGGAAGAATGGAACAGCAAGAAAAACGAAATTAAATCCGTAAGGGAAAATAACCGCTTACGGGAATATTTGCGACTGACAGAGGAAGCCTACAATGAGATACTGAAATCACAAGGCGTGGTCAGTGCCGAGATGCTGAAAAACCACATATCCTTGAACAACATCCATCCGACCACTCTCCTGCAAATGGGGGAATGGGAAAGAGAACGGTTAAGGAAACATTCGGCAGAAATAGATTCAATTTCTTCCTACCGTCACTCCATGTACTATCAGAAGTATCTGACGGATTATCTTGCCTCTTTCGGGAAGAAAGACATCGCCCTTGAAGAGGTGACGGAGGATTTTGGAAAATCTTACAAGGCATATCTTAAGAAATGCAAGAATTTCGGGGCTTCCCAGACCAACAAATGCCTATGTTGGCTGAACCGTCTGCTTTATTTGGCTGTCGATAAAGAGATTATCCGTGTGAATCCCTGCGAGGACTTGGAATACGAGCCAAAGCCGGAAGCAAGGCACAGGTACATCAACCGTGAAGAATTCAAGAAGATACTTTCCACACCGATGTATGACAAGCGGATGGAATTGGCAAGACGAGCTTTCATCTTCTCGACCCTGACGGGACTGGCGTATGTGGACATCAAACTTCTTCATCCCCACCATATCGGGACGAACGCTGATGGCAGGCGGTATATCCGCATCAACCGAAAAAAGACAAGGGTGGAGGCGTTCATACCCTTACATCCCATAGCGGAACAGATATTGTCGCTGTACAACACGACCGATGACGAGAAACCTGTGTTTCCTCTTCCCAACCGTGATGCCCTATGGTTTGAGGTTCACGAATTGGGAATAACCATAGGCAAAGAGGAAAATTTGAGCTATCATCAAAGTCGGCACAGTTTCGGAACATTTCTGATTTCGGCGGATATACCTATCGAAAGTATTGCCAAGATGATGGGGCATTCCAATATCCGGACGACACAGGGTTACGCACGGATAACCGATGATAAAATCTCAAAGGACATGGACAAGCTGATGGAACGCAGGAAAATACAATCTATCGGCGAAAAGACAGACAACAATAAGTAAACAGTATCAATTCAGTACATTATGGACAGAGGAATAATAACAATCAGTGAAACGGGTGTAGTCATTATGCCGACAGCACCCGTGTGGATGACACAATTTGAGATAGCCGACCTGTTCGGTGTGTTCTCATGCGATGTCCACAAGGCGATTCATACCATTTACAAGAACAAGGAACTGAACGAATTTGACACGATGAAGTATCTCAAGCAACCGGATGGCATCAGTTATGACGTTTATGATATTAAAATGGTTATAGCCGTTGCATTCAGGATATGCAGTAAAGAGAGTGTCTTGTTCAGACGGTTTATAA